ACGTGTGTTGGTTCAGAAGCCAATGGTGGTGATGTCTTCAATACAACCGAAGTTTTCTTTGCAGGTCTCTCTGCATCCGTAGACGTGGATACAGTAACTACATCATCGGGTGGATCAGAGAAAGAATCTCTTGCGTCGATCAAGAAGAACGCACCTCGCGCATTCGTCGCACAGAATCGTCTTGTCACTGCAGACGATTACCGTTCATTGATTCTAAACAACTACGATGCGTATATCAGAGACGCTGCATCATGGGGTGGTAACGACAACGAACCACCACAGTATGGTAAGGTGTTCGTCAGTCTAAACTACGTTGACGGATTGAGCGAGTCTGCACAGAATCAAGTAAAGACATTGATTCATGAACAGTTGACATCGAACCTATCGATCATGTCTATTGACACTGTGTTCGTTGAACCAGAGTTCACTCGACTAGAACTACAGACAACGTTCCAGATCGACGCGACCAAGAACATCTCTACCCTAGAGACTCTACAGACACAAGTCAATGCACTTGTCAAGTCTTACGTAGATACACAACTAAACAAGTTCGGCGGTACGTTCCGTCGTTCTAATCTACTTGCACAGATCGATTCGTTGTCTCCAGCGATCATGAACTCACGTATGTCTGTACGTATGCAACAGAACATCGACGTGAATGCGATGATGCTTGCGTTGAACACGAACCTAACTGCCGCAGGTCTACCGGCCACTGATCACCTAGATCAGGACTTCACCATTAACTTCCCGTCGCAGTTGGCGAATCCGGACAATGACGAACACACTATCACGTCATCGGTATTCGTATCAGGTACAAAGAACGTGGTCATTAAAAACCTACTAGGTTCAACCCGTTTGCAGTTGCTTGACTTGAACGGTGTATTGGTTACGGATAACATCGGATACTACGATCCGGCGAAGGGTCTTGTGAAGTTGAGTGCACTGCGTATCGAATCAACTGGGTTCTCTGGTGCGAACATTCGTATCAGCGGTACACCAGCTAACCAAAGTACTGTACGCCCACTTAGAAATTACATCCTTACACTGGATGATACAATCTCTGTGTCGCGTGGTGAACTAGACACAGGTGAGATTAAGGTTCTTCTATAATGACTGATACACTTGTAGGTAAAGACGTTTATCGACCGAGCTTTCATACCGCACAGGTAAAAGCGGTCCTACCTGAATTCTTTCAGGATCAGTATCCAAAACTCATTGAGTTCTTGGAGGCGTACTATGCCTACGAGGAAGAGAACGGTCGTACGTTCAGTGAACAGATCCACGAGTTATTCCATATCCGTGACATCACTGCGGCCGACCTAAGTGTTCTTGATCAGATACTAGATGAGATCAGTGACAACCTTGAGGTCTCATCGTTCCATCCAAACCGTGATCCAAAACTTATGGCACGTCTCTTGGCAAAGTTCTACCGCGCCAAGGGTACACAGATGTCTATCGAGGAGTTCTTCACTGCGTTCTTTGACGAACCAGTTGAGATCACCTACCCGAAGAAACAAATATTCCTATTGAACGACCGTCCATCTAGGTTAGGTCCGTCGTCAATGAAGTTCTTGCAGGACGATCGTAAGTTCCAGATCTTCTCAGTTCTTTTGAAAACAGGTATGTCTCTATCTGAGTACGAACCACTGTATAAGAAGATGGTTCACCCAGCGGGATGGTATCTGGCTGCAGAACTAGAGACACAGAGTGAGGCGCATCTTAACCTGAAGGCAGGTGAGACTGTCGATCCTCTGGAAGTACCTAACTATCCGGTTATCCTTGAGTCGAATGTAATCGACCACTTGAAACCGACTTACTCTCTACTGGTCATGGAAGAGAACGATCCGGTGGATGCACGTACACAGGCTGAGAAAGACGCCGGCGAAGGTATCATCATTAGTTCGCTCGAGACACTTGACAAGTACGAGACTATCACATTGCAACAGATCGTTGATGACTTCAACGACAGTATTGCAGAGTGGGTTAGCGTAAAGTCACCGACACTAGATGACGGTGTACTAGATATGTCACAAGACTATGAAACTCTCGACGGCGGTGATGGTACTGGTTAATGGAATACTTAGATTCTGACGACGCATTAATCGTCACGAAGATCGACGGGACGGAAATCAACCCGTTAGAGTCTGCGTTCAACGTTATCAATACAAACTTCGCTTCGCTGACCGGAGGGACTGGCGAGCTCGGTAGTATCACCAACCAGAACGTCAACGGTCTACCGATCAAGATGTGGACGGGTTCGCAGACAGAGTATGACGCACTGACACCAGATAGCGATACACTGTACTTTATCGTACCCGCAGAAGAGACCACAACCGATACTGGCGGTCCGGCACCGGACGGTACAACTGATCCAGATCCAGACTCACCGTTCAATCCGGGCGAGGACCCGAACCAACCGGGCGGGGGAGAACCGGAACCTGAGCCAGAACCAGAACCGGAACCTGAGCCTGTCGTTCTTCCGACAGGATTCCCGAACACCACCCAAGTGCAGGACGTAACAGTCACGGGTGGATTCAGGACGCTGACTGCGTTCAACAAAGACAATGACTTTCGCATCCCTGGCCACCCGTACTGGATTGCGTACATGCCACGCAAACTCGATGTCGATACGAAGTTCAATCCAGACGGTACGTTCGAGACAGTCATATCCGATCGCAACCTTGGTGTTGATGGTCCTATGGTTGTCGAACAGACATTGTTCACGGGTAACTGGTTGTCTCGTGCAGTCGCTGCAGGAGAGACCTATACGTGTGGGGTCGAGTTGTTACAGTTAAATGGTGTACCAGTATCGTACGTTGATCAGAGACGTTTGGGGGTTATCACTAATCCAGAACTGCAAGATGTCAACGGAGTTGACGTTACTGTGTGGCAAGGGGGTACAATCACAAGCGTTGAGGTAGGTGAGACATCTAACTGGGGTGCGATCGGTGTATTCTTCGAAGAACACTCTGACGATCCAGATCCTCTGGTTGACACCATGCACCTAGACCCATCGGTACCTCTCACGGGTACTGCAAGACTACGACTGTTCGTCGAAGGTCAGGGTGCACCAACGAATCAATCGGTTGAGTTCAACGTATCCTACACACTAGAGGCTGGTCTGCTCAAGAACCTTGCACCAGAATCTCCGCTTGTATCGTTTGCGACACTGGATGGGTTTGCGAACGATCCCGACGACCGACTTCAGTTTTACTCATTCGACATATGTAAACCAAAGATGTTCCACAGTACATCGGTCTACAACGACGAAACTCTTCTGACTGCCCCTGGCCAGTCCATCGAGTTCTACTATCAACTTGCGAGTAGTATCGGTTATCAAGCAGAGATTGAGTTTGGTACAGGTTGGGACGAAGCAGGTACCACAGTACCTATTACTCGTGGTTCATCTATATTCGGTACCATCGCCGCAGGCCATATCGGATTCGCGCAGGTCACTATCCGCGTAACCCTTGATGGGGTTCTATTCGAAAAATCACCGTTAGTATGGGCGGTCTTCATTCCACCAACAGGGATCTAATGTATAAATAGAGTCATCCTTACTTTAACTTCAGTTTAGAGCGTAATAAAAAAATGACTCGACAGACTCTTAACACTGGTAGCGCCGTCAATGACGGAACAGGAGATACACTCCGTCAGGCCAGTGAAAAAATCAATGCGAACTTTCAAGAGCTGTACTCTCTAGTTGATATCAGTGGTTCGGGTGGTGTAACCGCTGAGTATTTAAGTGATTATGTTGATAGTGCAGTCGCAGCAGCATTCGTTGATGTAGACCTAGATGGTGTCATCGCAAACGCGCAGGCACTCAACCTACTAGACGCTCGTGTAACGCAACACGACTCAATTCTACAAACTCACGGAACCGATATCACTGCGATCCAAACTATCATCGACGAAGGTGGTGGTAACGTAGGTCCGCAGGGACCAGCAGGTATTCAGGGTGGTCAAGGTATTCAAGGACCAGCGGGTCCTATTGGACCTCAAGGTGCACAGGGTGCGCAGGGTATCCAAGGCGGTACCGGAAACATAGGCCCACTAGGACCACAAGGTCCACAAGGGGTTCAGGGTATCCAAGGTGGTACCGGAAACATTGGACCATTAGGTCCTCAAGGACCACAAGGCTCACAAGGAATACAGGGTGGCACTGGTAACATTGGACCATTAGGTCCACAGGGACCACAAGGTTCTCAAGGTATCCAAGGTGGTACAGGTAATATTGGACCTCTAGGACCTCAAGGTCCGCAGGGAAGCCAAGGTATTCAGGGTGGTACCGGAAACATAGGTCCTTTGGGACCGCAGGGACCGCAGGGTAATCAAGGTCTGCAGGGTGCCCAAGGTAACATCGGACCACTGGGACCTCAAGGACCGCAGGGTTCTCAGGGTATCCAAGGTGGACAAGGTAACATTGGACCATTAGGTCCTCAAGGACCACAAGGTTCTCAAGGTATCCAAGGGGGTCAGGGTAACATCGGACCACTGGGTCCACAAGGTGCTGCAGGTCCACAAGGTGTTCAGGGGGGTCAAGGTAATATCGGACCACTTGGACCGCAGGGACCTCAAGGTATTCAAGGAACTCAGGGTGGACAGGGTAACATCGGTCCATTGGGACCTCAAGGTTCTGCCGGCGCGACAGGTGCGCAAGGTCAACAGGGTAACATAGGTCCACTAGGCCCGCAGGGTCCACAGGGATCGCAGGGTAGCCAAGGTGGTCAAGGTAACATTGGTCCGGTAGGTCCACAGGGTGCAACTGGTATAGCAGGTATTCAAGGTGCGACAGGTAACGTCGGACCATTGGGACCACAGGGTCCACAAGGTGCACAGGGTCTAACTGGTAATCAGGGATCGGTTGGTGCACCTGGCCCACAAGGTCCACAAGGTATTCAGGGTCAAACAGGTCCAGAAGGTCCTAGTGGTGCAACAGGTGAGCCAGGGCCACAGGGTCCAGCAGGAACTACGCCAGGGCCACAAGGACCAACGGGTAATACAGGTGAGCCAGGACCACAAGGTCCGGCGGGAACTACTCCTGGCCCTCAAGGTCCTCAAGGTGCGACCGGAGATCCAGGCCCTCAAGGTGCAGACGGACCAGCGGGACCACAAGGCTCTCAGGGTCCACAAGGTATTCAAGGTACTCAGGGTGATGTAGGTAACCAAGGTCCAGACGGACCAGATGGTGCACAAGGACCACAGGGTGCTCAGGGTTTCCGTGGATTGCAAGGTGCTGATGGTCCAGACGGACCACAGGGTCCTACTGGTGCTCAGGGTTTCCGTGGTGTACAAGGAACTACAGGTTCTACTGGTGCACAAGGACCACAGGGTACGCAGGGGGATATCGGTAACCAAGGTCCAGACGGACCAGACGGTCCACAAGGTCCTCAAGGAACTCAAGGTAACATTGGTAACCAAGGTCCAGACGGACCAGATGGACCTCAAGGTCCTCAAGGGACTCAGGGTAACATCGGTAATCAAGGACCGGATGGCCCAGATGGTCCTCAAGGTCCACAGGGTACTCAAGGTAATATTGGTAATCAGGGACCAGACGGTCCAGATGGACCACAGGGTCCACAAGGTACACAGGGATTCCGTGGTATTCAAGGTCCAGACGGTCCAACGGGTGCACAAGGTCCGCAGGGTGTTCAAGGTGATATTGGTAACCAAGGTCCAGACGGTCCGGACGGACCTCAAGGACCACAAGGTACCCAAGGTAATCGTGGATTGCAGGGTCCAGATGGTCCCGACGGTCCGCAAGGACCACAAGGTACCCAAGGGAATAGAGGTAATCAGGGACCAGATGGTCCAGATGGTCCGCAAGGTCCTCAAGGAACGCAGGGTTTCCGTGGTATCCAAGGTCCAGATGGGCCGGACGGACCTCAAGGTCCACAAGGTACACAGGGATTCCGTGGTAATCAGGGACCGGATGGACCGGATGGCCCACAGGGACCACAAGGGGTTCAAGGTTTCCGTGGTATCCAAGGCCCAGATGGACCAACGGGTGCGCAAGGTCCTCAAGGTGCGCAGGGTATTCAGGGACAACAGGGTCCAGATGGACCGGATGGTCCACAGGGTGCACAAGGACCTCAAGGTATCCAAGGTATCCAAGGTGCGACGGGTGTAACTGGTACTACTGGTACTACTGGTGCGCAGGGTGCACAAGGTGTGCAGGGTGTTCAGGGTGCAACTGGTACAACGGGTTCTCAGGGTCCACAAGGTGCTCAGGGTATTCAAGGACAACAGGGTCCAGATGGACCGGACGGTCCTCAAGGACCTCAAGGTGTTGCGGGTCTTACTGGTTCGCAAGGTCCAGTTGGTGGTTCAGGTAACGCAGTTATTTTCAATACGTCTACCAACCTACCTTCGAATATTGATGCAACTGCGTCTGCCGAGATTCGTACATTCCGTGGATCTGACAATGTATTCACGGGTGACGTATGGTGGCACATTAACACTGGACGTATTTACCGTTCAACGGTTGATAGACTTGACACTACTACAAATGCGACATTCACTGAGATAACCAACGGTACACGTACCACAGGCTCTACTGAAGGTGGTATTATCGATCTTAGTGGCATCCTAAATACTGCAGACAGTGGAGATCGTATTGAGTTCTCTCCAACTCGAATCGATATCTACGAAGGCAGTTCCCGACGTGTGAGGTTGGGTGAGTTGTAACACTTACATAATATAGGTATATAATGTTCACAATCGTTGATGATTTTTATGCGGACCCCGACGCAGTTCGGGGTTACGCTCTCCAACAAGAATTTAACATCTCTGGTAACTATCCTGGCCTACGTACAGAACCATGCACAAATGCAGGTGGGTACGTGGATTCGATCAAGGGTGCACTAGAGAAAGCCATCGGTAAAAAGATCACGTACTTTCCACTTGATCAGTACAACACCGCATTCCAAATTACAACCGAAGACGCGAAGACGTGGATTCACCATGACTCCACTAAGTTTGCGGGTCTGGTATATCTTACACCGGACGCACCATTGGATGCAGGTACCGCGATCTACAAACACCGTCCTACAGGTATCATGAAACACAGTGGTAAGGTACCACTAGATCTGAATGACTTTCAGACAGATCCGAATGATTGGGATATCGTTGCCGAGGCGAAAAATATTTACAATAGACTTGTAATCTATGATGGTATGTATTATCATAGGAGTGTAGTCCCTGGCTTTGGTAAAGGTGTAACAGACGGTCGATTATTCCAGACCTTCTTCTTTGACGCGGACTAACTATGAAGTTGATGACGACACTGTTGACATCTAATGATGTCCCGAAGTTGGCCCGACTCATTCGATCCGCACAGGAAGTTGTAAAGATCACACCGATCGAATGGGAAGTCGTGGTCGTAGTTAATAGTACTCGCGAAGGGTACTACGAAGAAGTGTGTGCACTTGACCAACCGTTTCGTGTAGTCAACAGTGAGAGTAACGGGAAGCCAGGCAAAGGTAAGAACGCATGTCTCGATGTGTTTCTACAGAGTGATGCAGACTTTGTATCGCAGATTGACGGTGACGACTTTTTGTACCCGTCCTATCTACAGTCACTCTACAATCATATTCGACACCACCCGAGCATAGATGTCTTGGGTGTCGTTCCATGTGACTCTATTACATCATGGGAGTTGCACGGGGGTCATCGGTGGGTAGTCAATGACAAATATCATGCGAGTGTGTGGGGTACGTCTATGTGTCCACCCAATTCCAACATGGGACCACAGAAGAGTCACCTCTTCATCGACGAACGTCCCGTGTCGATTGACTTCATTATGTTGCAGAGTCGCAAGTCTGCACAGTTTAAGATGAACGAGGACATCGGGAATGGTGAGGATCACGCCTACACTTATAAGCTGTTAGGTCAACACCAGAAGGGTAATATATCATACTTTTTGACAATGTCAAGTGATATGTACTGCATCGACAGAACGACCGAAGGGAGTGCACAGAAGGTTCATTCGTATGACGATTACCTTGAACCAATGCGTGAAGAGGCCCGACGACATGTACCGGAGTGGCGCAGTAGTCCCTACGAGTTACCCGTAATATACAAAGAACTGCTCATGAACCACACACAAAAAGAGATTTGGATTAACGATTTTTTAAATCGCCCCGAGCAATCCGTATAAATAATCAATATTATTTCTAACAGGAACAGATATAATGCCAGCAATAGTACGACAACCAATGAGTAGAAGTCTGGCGAATGACCTATTACAAGATTTGTTGTACTCCGATAATGAGTATTACATAGGCATCGCGAAGTCGGATACTTTCAATGAACTGGACACCGTGGTTGATCCGATCGACTCTCCGCGTGAAGAGCGAGAGTTTAGAAACAACTTGCAGTCTATCAAAAGAATCGAAGACGCGACCATCGTTGCGAAGCGAGTTGATTGGTCATCCGGTACAGTTTACTCAGGATGGACTGACAACGCTCCATCGGACATCGTTGAGCCATGGACTCCTTGGTATGTCTTGAACGACGCCAAGGAAGTATATGTCTGTATGGTTGCAGCAACCGATCAGAACGGTGCACCTCTACCATCAACGATTGAACCGAACTATGGTCTACATGCACCGATGAGTCCGGAGACAGATCCGACTGCACCGATGTTTGGTATGCGCGAGTGGTGGAAACCGTTTACACTGGCAGACGGTTACACGTGGAAGTTCCTATACTCACTAACTCCAGAGCGCATCTATCAGTTCCTATCATCTAACCACATCCCAGTACAAGAAGCAGAACCAACTCTAGCAGGTGGTGATTCCATCGAAGATCTACAGTGGCACGTAAAGGATAAGGCCATCGGTGGTCAGATTCTATCTGTCGAGATCATCAATGCAGGTGAAGGGTTCGTTACTGCACCGACGGTAACTATCTACGGTGACGGTGACGGTAATGCAAGTGCAACTGCAGTACTTAACGAAAATGGTCAGGTCGCGAAAATCGTGATGGACAACTTCGGTTCAGGTTACTCGTACGCACACTTCGAAGTGACTGGTGGTACAACTGATTGTGTTGCGCGTCCAGTCATTACTTCACGTCAAGGTCTGGGTTATAATCCGGTAGATGATTTAAAAACAAGTTCAGTAATGACCAACATCAAGCCAGACGGTACAGTTGACGGTACATTCATTGTACGTAATACTTTCCGTCAGATGGCGTTGATCCGTAATCCATTATCTCTTGTTGCAGATTCATCCGGAGATCTTGTACCGTTCACAGGTCTATCTGCAAAGGTTCTACCAAGTATGACACTAACCTCTTCTGCGGGATTCCAGAAGGGTGACTTGATCACAGGATTCAACTCAGGCGCACAGGCTTGGGTCGATGACGTTGACGGTGCGGTTGTGTACTATCACCAGAACGAGTCTACAGGTTTCCGTCCATTCCAACTAGAGCCAGTTCAGAGTCCATTAGAAACGGGTAGTATCGACTCATTGTCTCCAATGAACGAGATTGATCGATTCTCTGGTGAGGTTCTATATATTGAGAACCGTGCACGTATTCGACGTGACGAAGAACAACAAGAAGATATTAAGATCGTAATCACTGTTTAGGATTGATCATGGCAGATTATACAAATAAAACGTTTAGAGAGACTTATCGCGATTTCTACAATCCTGAAGATGGTTACCATCGTGTCTTATATAACTCTGGACGTGCACTTCAGGCTCGCGAACTAATCGAGGGACAGACAATCATCCAAGAGGAGATTGCACGTTTCGGTCGCAACATCTTCAAGGAAGGTGCATTAGTTAACGCAGGTGGTGCAACAGTCAACAATAAGATCGAGTACATTCGTCTTGATCCAGTAAGTGTGTTTGATCCACTCGTGAATGGTCGCGAGTTGACAAATGGTACTGTTAAGTTTAAAGTCATCGAGATGTATGACGCAACGGATACCGATCCAATCACACTATACGTACAATACACTGACACGAGCGCAGTAGTCGATACATCTGTGCCTCCACGCGTAGGTGCGGGAGACGTACTATCATATGCAGATGGTACGGGTGGTGTTGCGATGGTTGTGTCTTCGGACACAAGTGTAGCACCAGTTGCAGGTCGTGGTACCAAGGCACACTTCGCTGCAGGTGATTTCTTTGTGCAGGGTCACTTCGTATACATGAAGGGTGGCAGTGCATTCATCGATAAGTACAGCGACAAACCAACGCTTGACTTTGGTTTCGTAGTTAAACAGGACATCGTCACAGAGAGTGATGATCCGCAACTTAACGACAACCAAGGTGAGGTTCCAGATCACACAGCCCCAGGCGCACACCGTTACAGAATCCAACTGATTCCAAGTTCACGTGAAGCTGCAGGAGATGACAACTTCGTATTCGTTGTTCGCATCGTAAACGGTATCGTTACTCGTGAAGTTGGTGCATTCGACGCATACAATACAATCAACGATTTACTTGCGCAACGTACTAAAGAAGAGTCAGGTGACTACGTTGTTGAAGGGTTCACTGCAGTCTTCGAAGAAAAAGACGACAACAATCTAAACCTAGATGTCACCGAAGGTATCGCATACGTTGACGGTTACCGCCTAGAGATTGGGTCGGATGATATCACTGTACCTAAGGCGAACAGTACAGCAGTAAAGTCAAACGAACAGGTGCCTGCGGTATTCGGTAACTGGTGTTACGCAGACTTGACTGACACCAACTCTCAGGGGTTAGGACGTATTAACGTATTCGGTTACGTATCCCTAAGAAACTCTAGTGGCTCGGTCATCGGGTTCGCGAACATTCGAGGTATTGAGAATGAAGGTGCACGTTATCGTGTGTACCTATTCAACATTCGAATGAACACAGGTCGTGCATTCAGTGACGTGGTACAAATGACTGACCCACTACAGGGTGAGACTACGACACTAGAACTAACCCTAGACTCTAACACGAGCAAGAACCTTGGTCTTTACGGTACTGCGGACAACAATCTATTATTCCCACTACCATCTTCAAGTCCAACCACTGATAGTATCCAGACTGCAACGTACACTATCCAGAAGTACCACGTTGTACCAGCCGATGGTACAGGTACTATTTCACGTAGTGGTGTTGAGTACTCTCGTTGGATCGTTGCACAGAAAGATGGTCCAGTAGTATACCCTACATCACCTACGCCTGAGACATTGGCGACGATGAACAATGGTACTATTACCGGACTTGATGCAACCAAGGATCACGTACTACTTACTTACGAACAGGTCACTGGTGGATTCAAGACTAAGACCCAAACAACAGGATTCAAGGTCAAGTCAGTTACCGCAGTTGATCAACAGGCGCGTCCAATCGATCTTGGAGTAGTAGACGTTACATCTATCGAGTCGGTTAAGATTCGAACCTCTTCTACCATTGACTGGGCTCAGGCCGACGACATCACCTATCAGTTCTACCTAGACGGTGGTCAACGTGACAACTTCTATGACGTAGGTCGTGCATACATCAAAGACGGATACGTTATACCGCACGGTGCAACCGTAGAGGTTAGAGTTGACTTCACTCACTTCGAACACTCTCAGGCTGGTCGTTTCTACTGTGCGTCATCGTACACTAACGTAGACTATGATAAGATCCCTACGCATACATTCGCATCGGGTCAGACAGTTAATCTACGTGATGTCCTAGACTTCCGTCCAGTACGTAAGCCAGACGCATTGAATGAGTTCACTGTATCTGAGTTACCACAGAACGCATCATCTATCAACGTGGATGAGGTTTCTTACTACCTACCACGTATCGACGTACTGGTTGCAAACTCAGTAGACAGTCGCGGTGGTGTTGGATTCGGTGAACTTCAGGTGATTCAAGGTGAACCATCTGAGTACCCACGTGAACCAGAGATCCCAACAGGATCACTTGCACTGTATCGATTCCGATTGAATCCATTCACATTCGGTACTGGTGATGTATACTCAACCAAGATTAACAACGATCGATTCACTATGCGTGACATTGGTCGTATCAATCAGAGAGTCACAGACCTATTCGAACTGACTTCATTGAGCCTATTGGAAGTAAGCACTAACACATTAACTGTGTTGGATGAGAACGGTCTACAGAGAACAAAGACAGGGTTCATCGCGGACAACTTCAGTTCGTTTAACTTCTCAGATCTAAACAACGCAGACTACCGTGCGTCGGTTGACAACAACGGTAATCTAAGAGCGTCATTCCGTTCGCAGTCGATTCGTCTTGAGTACGGTTCGAGCAACACTAGTTCTGCAAAGAACGGTGACGTGGTAACTCTACCATACAATCACTCAACTATGGTATCGCAGTTACTTGCAACAGATGCAATGAACGTTAACCCGTTCGCGGTAATTACTCAACAGGGTCATATTACTCTATCGCCTGCATCGGATGAGTGGGTCGAGACTCGTACTCTACCAGCTCCAGTCCAACAGTTCATTCGTCCTTGGGACGATCTATGGATAGGTAACGACGGAGAACCAGAGCGTAACTGGGTGACTGTAAACGCAGCCATGACATGGGGTGAGGCGTGGATGCCTATCCAAGACATGTTGGGTCAACGTGTTCAAGAGGTAGAGATCATTCCGTTTATGCGTTCACGTCGTATCTTCTTCTCTGCAAAAGGTCTACGTCCGAACGCACAGATGTTCGCATACTTTGACGGACGTGACATGAGTGCATGGGTACGTCAAGAACAAGGTCCAACAAACTTCTCTGACAATCCGGCAGAGTTTAGTAGTCAGTACGCAAACGCAACGGAGTATCCGGCTGCATTGGGTGGTAAGAGTGAGTTGATGACTGACTCGAAGGGTGAACTATTCGGTTCGTTCTTCCTACCTAACACAGACGCGATCCAGTTCAGAACGGGTGCACAAGAGTTTAAGTTACTTGACGTGAGTTCAGGTAACGACGATGACGCATTGACATTTGCAAACAGTATGTACGTCTCAAGTGGACGTATCGAGACTCGTTTCGAACCACCGTTCAGACAGTTCGATCCACTTGCACAGTCATTCTTTATTGATCAGGTAGAGAACCCGAATGGTATCTTCCTAACTCGCGCACGTGTATTCATGGCGTCGAAGGACAGTGCGATTCCTCTACAGGTACAGGTACGTCGTGTAGAGAACGGTGTACCTACCGAACGCGCACTACCTGGCTCGGTTAAGTTCATCGATCCAGCGGATGTTGTGGTAACTCCATTTGCGGACGACACAGACATCGAAGACATCAAGTTGGCACCAACCGTAGTCGAGTTCGACGAACCAATCTACTTGGCACCGTCGCAGTCCTACGCATTGGTTCTACTTGCGGAGTCGGTTGACTATAACGCATACACTGCACAGACCTATCAGTTTGTTCTAGGTCCAAGCCGAGATACATTGGTATCGAAGCAACCAACTCTAGGATCATTATTCCTATCGCAGAACGGTACTACTTGGACACCAGATCAAACACGTGATCTTATGTTCGAACTAGATCGTGCAGAATTCGCACTGTCAGGTACAGTACAACTAGAGAATGGTGTTCTACCTAGAGTCATGTTGGGTGCAGATCCACTAGAGACCACTCAAGGATCAGGTCGTGTATTCGTCAACCATCAAGGTCACGGATTCACTTCGGGTGACTTTGTACAACTAGAAGGTATCGTAGACGGTATCGGTGGTATCACTATATCCGACGGTTTCTATGCAGTAGTTGAGCCATCATGGGATGGTTACTACATCGAAGGGTTCCCGATCGCAACAGGTTCGTCTGTTGGTGGTGGGTCCTCTGTAGTTGCATCACAACAGGTCATGTATGATCAGTTTGTACCGCAGATTCAGAGCATCATACCACGTTCGACATCTATCACCACGACTGCACGTCAGAGTGAAGGTTCATCGTATGGTAACGGACGTTCGGACACTGCATGTTCGTACACTACCAAGACATCGACTGCGTTCCTAAATGATCTAAACATCAACGACACTCCGAAGGTTGTCGCATCGGTTGACAACGTGAATGGTGCACGTACGTTACGCCTAGATCTGAATCTATCGACGACAGACACCAAGGTCTCTCCGATCATTGATCTACAACGTGTTTCGGTTCTTGCACTTGAAAACGTTATCGATATGGCTGACGCAGCGCAACACATCACTACACCAATCGCGATCGATGAGTCGTCGGTAGGTCTAAAGGTAATCTTTGGTGCCAACCGTCCATCGGGTGCAGACTTCGAGGTATACATCCGTACTGCGATTGATGAGGATGCATTGGGTGCGGTTGACGCAAACGGTGATCCACTTGTTGATTGGGTACAGGGTGCGATAGATACTACTATGCCTGCAGACGATAACCCAAATACATTCCGTGATTACGAGTACACCTTCGAGGTTGATCCGTTCTCAGTATTCCAGATCAAGGTGGTAATGAAGTCCACTAACTCTTCACGAGTTCCGGTGATCAGGGATCTACGCGGTATCGCATTGGTAGTATAATGAAAAGACTGAAGGTCGAAGGATATAATAACTTAGTAAGGGATGGTCGCACAGGGGCCATCCTCAATACCAACAGAATCGAAATAGAAAGGGCAAAAAAACAGAAACAAGCAGAACAACAAAAACGAGATCATATTGAAACCCTTACTGCAGAGGTAAAGACTCTCAAGGAAGATATGTCTCAAATAAAAGACTTGCTTTTTCGTTTAGTAGAGGGTAAAGATGACTAGTCCAGTTTTACAAGAAATACATCTTGCGGATAATATAAACGCAGCGATATTAAAGATTAATCAGAACTTCGATGAGATCGAAGCTGGTAACATCAATATTAATATCGACTCTGCAGATATTACTAATATCGTTAATAATATATTAGACTCAGATTATTTCCTAAGTGTAATCGACTCTGATTATATTCAGCAGTTGTTATTGAATATGGAGTTGAACTTTGATGACTCTCAGGTTCAAGCCAATGCGACAAATATATTAGAGTTATACAACCGCATCGATATTACTGACTCAGATGTTCTTGTACTTGCAAGTCAAATACAACAGGTAGAAGCGGACCTTGCAAACTTAACACTTGACGGTATCGATTCTGCGTTTTTAGAATCTGCAGTTGCGGGTGCGATGTCATCATTGACTGCTAGAATAGATGTTAATAGCGATGGACTAACAATACTTGGTGAGGCTGTAGATTCAGTCAGTGCGTCATTAGTTCTTATCGATAGTGAATTGGGCGGTTTAGATGGTCGCATTACTGGAAACGCAAATGCAATTTCTACACTAACCTCTCGTATCAATATCAACTCAGACCAGATTGATATACTGGGTCAGTCAGTAGATTCTATTCGTACAGACCTAAACAATATTGTATTGGATGCAATCGACTCTGACTTAATTATAGATGCAGTTGCAGAAGCCCAGAACGCATTAAGTGCACGAATCACTGTAAATAGTGATGGCATCACTTCCTTGGGTTCACAGATAACTACCCTTAATGCAAACCTTAGTGCGATCAACTCCGACACTAACGAAAGAATTGATCTAAACGCAAGTGCAATCTCTTCAGTAATCGCACGAGTCAATATAAACTCAGATGAACTGTCAGCGATAGCGACTGCGACGGATTCTTTGAGTGTTAGTCTGGATCAGATCCTTGATTCTAATGGTAACGTAATCATTTCACCTGCCGACGTTGAGGCTGCGGCAGCAGATGCGTTCAGTCAAGTGTATGCACGAATAGAAGCAGACAGCGCACGTTTAACGATAATGAGTGGTCGAGTCGATAGTTTTGAAACCGAATTACTTGCCACTCAGGGTGATTTAGACGCAGAGATACTAGCGACTGGCCTTGCACGTCAACAACTTGATAATCGAATTTCAATCAACAGTGATACAATCTCTAACGTTAGTTCTTTGGTCACTGAACTAGATAGTACTCTTTTGGTTCGTGACGCACAAGGTAATGTGACAAGCACTGCATACGCAGGTGCGGTACAAGACCTAAGAACTGAGGTGGTTGCAGAAGACGGACTGATCCAGAGTGCACTATCGAGTTTTGAAACTACAATCGAAGCGATGATTGATAGTTCTAGGGCTGCGATCACTACAGACTACCAAACTTATGTAGATAATGCAACTGGTAATACTACCGCAACATGGCGTTTAAACGTAGAGGCAGGTGACACAACTGACCCTTACGTTGCGGGTATCGAGTTGTCGAACAACGCTCAGGTTGCAGACCTAGTCATCACTGCAGATACGTTTAAGTTGGTAACCCCGACTGCGACAGATGGTTCTGGTGGTATCAGTCCATTTAGTGTAGACGCAACTGGAGTGAAACTATCTAACGCAACAGTTACCGGAGGAATAGATATTGGTACAGATCAGACGGGTGATCGCATGGAGATCACCAATGATAGGATTGATATCTTCGAAGGATCTTCACGTAGGGTTCGATTAGGAATGTTATAATATATGTTTTATGTTTTATCTAGCCACAACATTTATGCACTCAAGCGACAGTTTAAAACACTACCAATAGATAAGACGACAGTAATAATAAATACGACTCACATTGAGTTTCGACAACAGGCGATATCTTACTGTGAGGAAAATAAAGTTCGTTATTTTGTAACAGAGAGTGACGGCACTGCGGCCACAGGAAAGAATAGTTTCCTTGACAGGTTCGAGGAAGATGGTGTACCATATGCAGTGTTGATAGACGGTGATGATTACCTCACTAAACGTGGGGTGGTCATGTATCAACGTTTGGTAGAACAGAAAGACGCACCGGATGCGTTAGTGTTATTTAATCAGGTCAACATCACTGCACAGAACCATCATCTTGCAGAAAGAAGTCAAGACCCGATCAGACCACACGAAGATCCAAATACACTGACCTCTCGATACGTCCAACAATCAGTAGTAGAAGATTGGGACAAACTAGCGGATGGACGGTTAGTGGCCGAGAATGTACCGGACATTACTGTAGAAGAAGTAGAGATGTTTAAAAAATATATCTCAACTCTTCAACATTCAATGGGTATAGATGAGTTAAGTACTCGACTTGTGTTTATGTCAAGAAAGGTCTTGCCCTATAGATTTAAAAGTTTAACGGTAGGAGAGGATACTCTTCAATACCTTGAACTGAAAGATGCGCACGAACGCGGTGAATTAAAGTTGGTTGCGCACGATGAGAAGTTCCCGACGTACATGTATGATGTACGTATATCGGGTATTGCATTAAAAGAAAGTCAAAAGGATCAGGGTAAAGGCTTCATTGAGTGGATGCAGATCCTTTTGTCAGAGATGGAAAGTTTAAAAGAGAATAATAAGTTACATGATACACGTGTACCTATATGGGAGTTTTAAATGTCTGACTATGGATTGAAAATATGGACACCGGCTGGATATGTCTCGTTTGATTCTAGGGACATGCCTTCCTATGTCAAGGTGGTATCTTCAGGTGTTGTTACCGTTAACGGGAGTAGTTCATCTACTGTTTCAATACCAGAAGGTTATGGATATGTTTATGTCAATGGACCATCGGGTCCATATGAATATCCATTTGAGGCAACCAGAACGGGTTTCTCTGGTGGATTATACTACAGTTTTTTACTAGAAAACAACACACCTTCTAGTGAAAACTTTGGATACGTGTGCATTAGGTTGTAGGAAAGTATTATGGCGGATTATGGATTACAGGTAACAAACAGAGCAGGTCGTACTCTATTCGACAGTCGTGAGGCTGGTCGTGGTACTTTCCAATACTCGAAAGGTACTATCAACCCTGGCCAGTCGTTATCGACGTTGGTATCCGATTTAGTATTGGTTAACATCGACCGTCCATCTGGAGGTGGTCAGTTCTTATTGTGTGGTACACGAGTTGTCTCTGGCACAACCCTTACGTGGACTTTTGAATATCAACAAGCGACCATATCCAACCATCCTATTAACTACGTTATTCTACGAGACGCAGCTAACGCAACGTTGACGGGAGATTATGGACTGCAGTGTAATGATCCACTGGGAGCGTATACTGGTCCGGTTACCTTTGATAGTCGTATGTTTAAATCAACCGAAGGTGAGATCACATTAAACCCAAGCGAAGTATATGGTAGTGAGTTCGGTCATGGTACATACGTATCAAGTACAGCTAATATAGGTGGTACTTTAATGACGGGTTGGAATGGACCTAATGGCACCGACTACTATAACGCAGGTGTTTGTGAGTTCACTACTGTTACGAGTTACGTTAGAACGTTTGGTCTACTATGGAGCAGTTCTACGACATCCGGTCAAACTTTGTATTTTCGACAGAGTGGTCCATATGGTAACCCAGCATACTCACCAATAGGTGCATCTTATATTAATGTAACTTCTCTCGCAAAATCTACTGCACCGAGCCCAGGCGCAGTGTATTCATTTAGTGAGGTACACTCTGCTGGATTTGGTTTTGAAAACAACTATTATCCTCACGCATTACAACCGATGTATGTTGGTAGACCAGACCCGACGTTGGGTTTGTATGAACCAACCAACATATAAATAAATTTTATTTGGAGATTTATAAAATGCATCCTAAAGTCGCCTTGATCAACGAAAATGGCGTAATTGAAAGAACTGACATGGACAATGGTCGCTGGCCAGAAGACGGTGAGTCGTTAGACGGTCGCCGTGTTCAACGTATCTATGACCTAGAGGGTCTGGAAGTTAGTGACTATATCTCAACCCGTGTGTGGTCAGATGACGCGTACGCGTTTGTTGCGGTCGATCGTCGTCCAAATATGTACGCAGATTTTGACTGGTCTACAGAACAATGGGTATGGGACACTGAACTTATTCTTAACGAGATTCGAACTGAACGTGACCGTCGTCTTATGCAGACTGACTGGGCACTAATGGTTGACACACCTCTCTCTGACGAACAACAGGCAGAGATGAAATTGTATCGTCAAGCCCTTAGAGATTTTCCATCCACTCTTGATATGACTCAAGTGATGAGTCTGCAAGATGTCGAAGATTGGCCTGTACACCCTTCGATCTAAGTATATAAATAGGAGTATTGATTGGTGGTGCGCAGATAGTGGATTTCTGCGCGTCAATTTATTATAAATAAAACCATCGTAAAACCCTTTTTTCATTCACTATAGAGAGCGATAATTGTGTCAGCATCGAGCATTCCACTAAAAATTAAGAATTCGAATGGTGACCTACAGGAATTCACTCCGACGGAAGAAAACTATCTTGCGTTCGCAGTGGGACAAGCATTGGCGTCTGCAGCGTCCAATGATGTCGGTAACATAAGTTTAACAGGTAATGTGAACATTGGTTCTTTCGTTGACACATTCTACAACGAGGCGACAGGAACCCACCCAGCTTCACAGATCACTTCATCCACAACTACAACCACCCTTACTCAGGTCGGTGGTAGCGCAGATGAATCCGGCGCAAACTTTGTTCGTCCTATAGGATACTATGACGGTACTAATCCTGGCTTCTACGAAATGGTAGACCCAGATGTAACCGCACTTGCCAATCGTGTTCTAAGTAATCTTGCACAAAACGATTACGTCGGGACATTTAAACTCGCATCAACCAGCCCAGGCGCGGACTATACTCTGTTCATCGCAGGTGTATTCCAAGATACGCGTGGTGATGGGTCATCTACTGTTTACAACATCTATCTACGCAACAACATGTCTGCAATCGCCGCAGTACGTCCTGTTGCAACGAAATACGATGTTAACGGAGACTTCGACGGTTTCCAAGAGATGACTGATGCTCAGATCCAATATACTATTGGTCAACGTATTAAAACATTACGTGCAACTGCAGGGAACATTGGTTCATACCAGTTACGTTCATCTGCACAAGGTGCACCTACAGCCCCAGGCACTTGGAGATCTGTAGGTTCTGCGATCAACACTACTAGACAGATCACAGACGTATCTTACTCACGTATCCGTAACTCGGCCTACGTTCGTACACGCGTTTCTGCATACACCCGCGACAGAACTTCGACTTATACTCGTGTTTCTACTCGCACTAGTACTCGTGACTTTGCAGGAAACTACGTAGGTAACTACACTCGCGATTTCGCCGGTAACTATTCACGCAACTTTGCAGGTGAATATGTCGGTGATTTCATTGGAGAGTACACACGTACTCGCCCGTCTGCATATACTCGCGATCGTGTAACTAACTTCTCACGCACGTTTACTGGCGAATACATTCTAAACCGTCAGTCAACTTATACTCGTGTACGTCTACAGGCGTTCACTGGTGCGTTCACTGGTTACTACACTCGCGCACGTGTTTCTGTATACACTCGCAATCGTATCACTGACTTCACTGGCACTTACACTCGTACTCGTACTTCGACGTACGCTCGTGGCCGTGTGTCTACTTACACTGGTACGTATTCACGTAACCGTGTATCTGCGTATGCAGGAACTTATTCACGTACTCGTGTTTCCTCTTATAGCGGCACTTACGCACGTAACCGTATCTCTGCATATATTGGAACTTACTCACGTTCGTTCTCTGGTCAGTACACTCGTTCTTTCCAAGGTAACTACACAGGTGAGTTTACACGTACTCGTACGTCATCTTACTCAGGTACTTACGCTCGCACTCGTACTTCAGCGTACGCAGGAACTTACGGTCGCAACTTCGTAGGAAACTACAGCCGTGGGTTTGCAGGTAACTACGTTGGTGAGTTTACACGTACTCGTACTTCGACATTTGCAGGGACCTATTCTCGTGAGCGTATCAGTACTTACACTGGTACTTACGCACGTGATTTCGTAGGTAACTATACTCGCAACTTTGCAGGAAACTACTCACGTAACTTTACTCGTGGTCGCGTTAGTTCATTCTCTGGTACTTACACACGTAACCGTGTATCAACGTACTCAGGTACTTACTCACGTAACTTCACTGGTAACTACGCTAGAAACTTCGTAGGAAACTACTCGCGCAACTATGCACGTACTCGCGTATCGTCTTACGCTGGAACTTATGCGCGTACTCGTGTTTCTGCGTACTCTGGAACTTACTCACGTACTCGCGTATCAGCTTACGCAGGTACTTACTCACGCACACGTGTCTCTGCATATGCGGCTGACTATACTCGTGTTCGTGCGACTAACTATACTCGCGATCGCGTTACTAACTTCGCTGGCATCTTCTCACGTGCACGTGTATCTACTTACACTCGCAACCGTGTGACTAACTTTGCTGGTAACTTTGTTGGTAACTACGCTCGCAACTTTGTTGGAAACTACTCACGTAACTTCGTGGGTAACTATTCTCGTGCATTCGCAGGGAACTATGTTGGTAACTACGCACGTACTTCTACTCGTACGTCTACCCGTACTCGTTACTCAGCTTACGCACGTACCTCAACTAGAACTCGCTCATCTGCATACACTCGTGATCGCGTAACTAACTTTGCCGGTAACTTCATCGGTAACTACGCACGTGATTTCGTCGGAGACTTCGTAGGAAACTATTCACGAACTTTCGCTGGTAACTTTGCAGGTGACTTCGTAGGTAATTATACAACTACCTTCACTGGTAACTTTGTCGGTAACTACGCTCGTAACTTTGTTGGAAACTTTGCTGGTGACTTCGTCGGAAACTACGCAACCACATTTACTGGAGACTTCGTGGGTAACTATGCTCGCGGTTTCGTTGGTAACTATGGCCGTAACTTCGTCGGTAACTACACCAGAAACTTTGCAGGTAACTTCGTAGGTAACTACGCACGTGGCTTCGTAGGAAACTATGCAGGTAACTTCGTTGGTGATTATGCGCGTACTCGTGCAACCAACTACACTCGTAACCGTGTCTCTGCGTACTCACGTACTCGTGCGACTAACTATACTCGTACTCGTAACTCCGCTTATTCACGTACTTCAGTTCGTACTCGTTACTCTGCGTATGCACGTACTTCGACTCGTACGTCAACTCGTACTTTAAGTTACACTCGTACATTGTACTACACTGGTAACTACGCTCGTGCGTTTACTCGTGATCGTACTCAGACATTCACTGCAACTGGTACCTATACTCGTACTCTATACTACGCGGGTGACTTTACTGGTAATTATACCCGTAATGTTACTTACACTGGTAACTATACCCGTACATTGACTTACACTGGCGACTTCGTAGGTAACTACACTCGTGGTGTTACTTACACTGGTAACTATACTCGTGGTGGACCAGTAACATATATTGGTGACTATGTTCGTTACCAGAACCCGTACGATACTGTAAACTACTATGTTGGTAACTACGTAGCTGGCGCTAACTTTACTGGCGACTTCGTAGGTAACTACGCGGGCGGTGGTGCATCGACTCGTGTATCTGCATACTCTCGTATGTACAACTTCAACGTATACTTCTATACTCGTACGTTGTCGTTCGGTACTACTACTTACTTTACTCGTACATCGACTCGTACTTCAGTAGGTACAGGTACGGCTTACACTCGTGTGTCTACTCGTTCAGCTGCAGTGTACTACGCTGGTAACTATATCGGTACTGTTACTGAGACTTACACTCGTAACCGTGCAGCGACATTAGACTACACTCGTACTCGTGTCACTAACTACACTGCAACAGGTACGTATACTCGTAACCGTGCGGCGACACTAGACTACACTCGTAACAGTACTCGTACTTCAACCAATACTGGTTACTACACACGTACATTGTACTATGTCGGCAACTTCGTAGGTAACTATGCGCGTAACTACGCCGCAGACTACACTCGTACTGGTTACTACACACGTACTGGATACTACGCAGGCGACTTCGTAGGTAACTATGCGCGTGGGTTCGTCGGTGATTACGTAGGTAACTATGCTCGTTCATTCGTGGGTGATTACGTAGGAAACTTCGTAGGAAACTACGCACGTACGTTTGTTGGTGATTACGTTGGTAACTTTGTGGGTAACTACACTCGCACATCAACCCGCACATCAACTCGTACTCGTAACTCTGCATACTCACGTACTCGTGTGACTAACTACGCTGGTGCATACACAAGATCACGTGCATCCGCATATTCACGTACTCGTTACTCAGCTTACGCACGTACTCGTATCACTAACTACGTTGGCGACTTTACTCGTACATCAACTCGTACTTCTACTCGCAACCGTTACAGTGCATACGCTCGTACTCGTGTTACTGACTACGTTGGTAATTTTACTCGTACTTCTACTCGTACATCAACCCGTTCACGTGGTTCTGCGTACGCACGTACACGAGTAACTAACTACGTCGGTAACTTTACTAGAGATCGCGTAACTCAGTTCGCTGGTAACTTCGTAGGTAACTACAGCCGTAACTTCGCAGGTGACTTTGTAGGAAACTACGCTCGCGCATTTGCAGGAGACTTTGCAGGTAACTTCGTTGGTGAGTACACTCGTACTTCTACTAGAACTCGTTACAGTGCATACGCTCGTACTCGTGTATCTGCATACAGCCGTACTCGTGGTTCCGCATACACTCGTGACCGTGTAACTAACTTCGCGGGAGACTTTGTTGGAAACTATGCACGTACATTCGCTGGAAACTACTCACGCAACTTTGCGGGTAACTTCGTTGGCGATTACGTCGGTAACTTTGCAGGAAACTACGTTGGAAACTACACTCGTGACTTCTCTGGTCAGTACGTAGGTAACTACACACGTAACTTCTCTGGTCAGTACACTGGTACTTACAACCGCAACTTTGTCGGTGAGTACACTGGTACTTACAACCGTAACTTCGTAGGTAACTATGCACGTGCATTTACTCGCACTCGCGCATCTGCCTACTCTCGTGTACGTCCATCATCATATGCGGGAACTTACTCTCGTACATTCGTTGGTGAGTACACTGGAACTTATAACGCAACTTACACTGGTAACTACGCTCGAGCGTATACTAGAACACGTGTATCAGCTTACTCACGTGCGCGTAACTCAACGTTCACAGGAACTTACTCACGTTCATTCTCTGGTCAATACACTGGAACGTATGCACGTGATTACGTAGGTAACTATGCGACTGACTTTACACGCAACCGTAATTCTGCATACACTCGTACTCGACTATCAACTTACGCGGGTAACTACAGCCGTGACTTCGTTGGTGAGTACACTGGTGCATACACTCGTGACTTTGCGGGCAACTACTCTCGCAACTTCGTAAGAACTCGTGTTGAAACTTACTCACGCGACCGTGTCTCAACTTACACAGGAACCTACAACCGTGGATTCGCTGGTGAGTACACTGGAGCGTATACTCGCGACTTCTCTGGTCAGTATGTCGGTAACTACACTCGCGGCTTTGCGGGAGAGTACACTGGCACTTACAACCGTACGTTCGCAGGTGAGTACACTCGTGACTTCACTGGAAACTACACTAGACAGTTTGCAGGTGACTTCGCTGGTAACTACACTCGCACGTTCGCTGGAGAATACGCAGGAACTTATAACCGCGACTTCGTAGGCGACTTTACTGGTAACTATGCACGTACGTTTGCAGGTAACTACATCCGCAACCGTGTCTCTGCATACGCTGGTAACTTCGTAGGTAACTACACTCGTGACTTCATCGGTAACTACTCGCGTAACTCAGTAGACACATTTGCACGTACTCGTGTATCTGCATACTCACGTCTACGTACATCTGCTTACTCAGATGTTTACGGACGTACTCGTGTCTCTACTTACGCAGGTAACTACACTGGTGACTACGCTCGTGACTTCACTGGTAACTACTCACGTGATTTCACTGGTAACTACAGTCGCGCATTTGTCGGTAACTATGTTGGTGCAACTATCCAGCCAGCGTTGCAGACAATCGAGTCATATACATTATACGTAAGGGTTGCATAAACCACACCTATAGTGTATAATATGTGAAAGTGGGTCAGTAATGGCCCACTTATTTTTGTACTATATACATTTGAATTGAAGATCTTTTTTTGGAGAATGACTTAATGAGTTACAGAAGATGGATGGATAACGCGTTCTGGGAGACAGATGCAAAAGAACAACTAAACTGCATCCTAGAAATGGAAGACGATGTTGGTCGAGTTACCCGTCAGGTTATGTTATTAAACAGGTTCGATAAGGAAGGTAATCCTAACGAACTTTTTGATGAGGTGGTATCATCACTAGGTGAGGATGTCATCGACAAAGAAACCGAAGATCGTACCGTTCGCAAGAAGGCCGAAGCGGAAGAAGAAAAACAACGCGACTTAGAACATAGGAAGGCGCGTAAACTAGAGAAACTGTTCAACTATAAGTTGGAAGCGTTCGAGGTCGATGAGATCAAGAACTCTAAGAACCGCAAGTTGAAAGGTAAGTTACGTCGTGCGAAGTCTCGCATCGAAGTTGACTTATACTCTATTATGATTCTTCAGGAAGTGCTAGAGGCGGAAGAGAATGGAACAGAGTAAAGGTTTTGTAATCGTCGCGTCACAGAAACATAATTTTTATCTGTACGCGATTAACTTGGCGGAATCAATTCGAGACTTCTATGAGCCAGAAGACGAATGTAAGATCTGTCTAGTTACAGAAGAAAGGTTTTTAGACGACCGTGGTCGTGAAGTTGCAGACGATATTCTTTTATGTGACGACCACTATCGTGCAAAGTTGTGGGGTATGGCCAAGTCACCTTACGACTTGACAATGTATATTGACGCTGACATGGAATGTGAGCACGAAGACATCGTCAAATGTTGGGATGAGATGAAGGACCACGATGTGGTATTCTCTGCACTCACAGACGATCGTTCTTACATCTACGCAGAGCGAGACTTTGATACACCAGAAGGTCCTCAGAAGTTCTCTTTATGCGGTGGGGTATGTTTATATGATATGTCTAAGCCGATCGTGCGAGAGTTTATGCAAGATTGGTGGGACTTAACGTTCAGACAGATGAACGACACTTGGTGGCCTAAGGGGTATGCGGACAGTCTCAAGTCTTGGGATCAGTTCTCACTCTGGTGGTTGACTGAGAGAGAAGAAAAATATAAAGACCTCAAGGTCGGTATCTTTGATGACGATTTGAGGTGGAACTATTACAACGCCTTTAATTGGGCAATAACACAACCCGAAGGACCTGTGATCTTACGTCACTTCTCTGCAGGGTTAAATAAGGACACACCAATCGTATGACACAGGTAAATGATCAATATCTGAAGCATATCGAAGTCAACAATCCAGAACTTCTGGATATTCTTGATGAGTATGCGAAGTTGCACAAGTGGGATGGGTTTCTAAAGAACGCACACTGCACTGCAAAGGAACACGCACGTCAACGTCCTTATTACGTTGGCGAAAAGTACATGAAGGAAATCATGGCGATGGGTACTGGGCACGATGGCTTCCCAGAACATCTGCTTGGTTATAACTTCAAGATCTCTGATCGTGGTCACTTAATGTTTGAGAAAGACGCAGACCCACTATTCCGTCGCGACTTTACTCATCACCTATCTGACCTAAACGATCGCATGATGAACTTCTTGTCTACTAAACACAATGCATTGTGTGCAGTATATCCACCAGAAGGTTTCATCTCGTGGCATAACAACCAGAACGCACCTGGCTTCAATCTAATCTTCTCGTACTCAGAGGATGGTCAGGGTTGGTTCGATTATGTTCATCCAGAGACAAAGGAAGTGATCCGTTGTCAAGATGAGCCAGGGAAGTGGACATGTAAGGCTGCTTACTTTGGTTCGTTCGAGGAACCAGACAAGAGACTATACCATGCGGCATCGTCAGGTGGCGAGTGGAGAACTACTGTTTCTTATATCTTTGATTGGACTGACGCGGGTGCAGACCTACGCGAGATGGTCCTAGAAGACATTTCTGCAAAATATTAAATCCTAAGTCCCTAAGTCGTATAAATAGAGGAAAACGTTTATACACTTAGGGTCTTTAAGACGATGGCACATTACGAAGATTTTACAATCGACCAAGGCGCGGATCTAGCTCTACAACTAGAGTTAGTGAATCCAGACGGGTCAACGAAAGATCTTAGTGGTTACTCTGCCGCAGCGAAGATGAAGAAAAACTTCAACAGTCTCGCGGCAGATACCCTTGACTTTACTGCAGTCGTCAGTGACCCACCATCCGCTGGTGTAGTTACATTATCTCTCACTAATCTCCAGACCGATGAACTATCTACACGCGGTCGTTACGTTTATGATGTTGAAATCAACTACACCGATAGTGATGGTAACAACATTGTTGAACGCGTACTTGAAGGTAAGATAAAAGTTAACCCTTCAGTGACAAGGTAATAGTATGCCTATACGCAGGGTTTCTACAGCCGGTCCAGATACATACGTCAAGAAGATTGGCGGTATTCGCACTGGTACAACTAAAGTACGAAAGATTACGATCGGCAGACCTGTAAGTCACGCCGTACAAAATCTATCATCTAATATTAAGACATTTGATGGTCTGGGAGATATACCAGGCATCGATGAGTTGAAACTAGGTGAGATTGGTATTAATACACAAGATGGTCGTTTGTATATCAAGCGAGCATATGACGGTGTAGAGACGATTGTCGAGATCGGTGCAGCTGGTGGTGGTGGTGATTTAAATGCGACCACAACGTTTAATGCATACATATACACGTCGGACGGGACGTTGCAGACAGTCGAGGGTGCGGATGATGCGGGTAACGTATTACAGTATGATCCAGACCCTAACACTCCGTCAAGGATTCAAGTTTATTTGAACGGTGTCTTACTCCACCAAGGAATAGACTACGTTGCAAACGATGGGGCAAGTATTGTCCTAACTCACCTTGTTGGTGAGGAGCAGGTGGTTCAGGTAGCCGCCTATAACTCTACCGGAGTTTCCCTAAACAATGACTTGATCGTAGACGATCATTTCTCATTGACATTAGGTACAAACGAAGAAACCCGCCTTTATCATAATGGAACTGACACTGTCATCAAACACTTAGGTTTCAATGACAGTCAATTCAAGATGCAATATCAGAATAACGACAAGTTCATTATGGATAATGCAGGCGTCCAACTAATTGGGTCATACAAACTCAACGGTGCGGATGTCGCCACTCAAACTGACATTGATCAGATTAACAACAGACTTGATGCGCTAGACAGTGATGTCCAAGAGATCAAGGCCCTACTGGCGCAATTAACCTAAGTTATAGTCCAGTTAAACTCGTTTTTAATATAAATAAAATCAGTATATTAACTGACCCTAGTATTCGAAGGTATGATCAATAATAAGTCCTTTAACAGGGTACTTGCGGAGAGTCTATTCAATCTTGCAAAACAAAAGCAAGATGAGGTTTCTGCAACACCCGGCCAAGAAACTGCGTTATTCGATTATATCGAAGGTACCTCTTCATCGACGAATGATCGAACTGTAATACCTGAGGCGCAATCGATCACGGCCCCAGGCGACACTGCAGTATTCACTTTGAACGGTACTCCATCTCGCGATGACTTAATTGATGTTTGGGTGAATGATGTTCTTCAACACCCTGAAGAAATATATGAAACTATTGGTAATACTATTCATTTTTTTGTGATCCCTCCGCAAGGAACGGACATCTACATTAAATTTCGTTAGTATATTATTAAACGTTTAATTTCAACCTAACTCTAGGAGATTCACAGATGTCATTTAGACAGATTAAATCACCTGCTCTAGCCGATAAGGCTGTCATCAACACCAAACTTGACGAAAGTGCGGTACAAGGACAGAGCACCCTAACGGGGATGACCTCAACGGACCAGTGTTTTACACTGTTGTACGATGTAGGTTCGGACTCGTTGAAGAAAATCGCAGCTGACGATTTCTTCGGTTCATTTACAACAGATGATTTAGTAGAAGGTTCTAGCCAATTATACTTCACTGACACACGTGCAAAGACTGCCGTCGCTCAGGATATCGCAGACGCAGTTGCAGTTGAGGAAACTCGTGCACTTGCGGCAGAAGGCGTACTACAAGCTGCAATCGATGCAGAGGTTGTACGTGCAACTGCAGCTGAACAAGCAAATGCTCTTGCAATTTCAAATGAAGTAACACGTGCAGTAACCCGCGAAGACGCAATCGAAGCCGCTTTCCAAGCTGCAGACGCTGCGTTGTCAGTACGTATCGATAACATCCTATCGAACACTGACGAAGTCGCACTAAACTCTCTAGCAGAAATCGTAACTGCGTTCCAAGACGCGGATGACGTACTAACTGCATCAACTATCGCAAACTCTAACGCAATCGCAACTGAAGTTGCACGTGCAACTGCTGCAGAGCAGGCAAACGCAACTGCGATCGCAACTGAGACTACTCGTGCAACTACTGCAGAAGCTGATCTACAATCACAGATCACTACTGAAGTTGCAGCTCGTGTTGCAGGCGACAATGCGCTAGACGCACGTTTGACTACTGAAGAAGGTAATGTAGATCAACTACAAACTGACCTTGCAGCAGAAGTCTCACGCGCAACTGCCGCTGAGGCAGTCATCGCACAAGACCTTGCAGACGAAGTTACTCGTGCAACTGCGGCGGAAGCTGCGAACGCACAAGCGATCACTGACGAAATCAACGCACGTGCAGTAGCGGATACTCAAGTCCGTACTGACATGACTGCATTGATCAACTCTGGTGACGCTGCAACTCTACTATCAGCGAAGGCAAACGACGATCTATTGATTGGCGACGCTACTGTTGACGGTACTGCAGGCAACACTGTAACTGATCGCATCGCAACTGCTAAGGCAGAGGCGGTCGCAAGTGCATCTACTGACGCAACTTCTAAAGTCGCTTCAGAGACCGCTGCACGTCAGGCTGCAGATTCAGACCTACAGGCACAGATCGTTTCTAACGACGGTGAGATCGCAACTCTACAATCAGAGATGGATGCGGTTGAAGTACGTGCCACTGATCTTGAATCTCGTGCGACTGTAGTTGAAGGTCGCGTCGATGATATCATCGGCACTTCACCAGAAACACTAGACACTTTGCAAGAGATCGTCGCTGCATTTGAAGCATCCGACTCAGACATCTCTGCACTTGTCAACTCTAACACTACTGCAATCACTAACGAAGCAACTGCTCGCTCATCTGCAGATACTATCCTACAGGGTAATATCGACGCAGAGGCTGCAACTCGTGCAGCTGCAGACGTTACTTTGCAGAACAACATTGACGCAATCGAACTTGACTACATCGAACGTGACGCGGTAGTTGCTGCAAACGCAGCCGCTGACGCAACTGCGAAGGCAGACGCTGCAGAAGCTGACGCAATCGCACACGCAGATGCACAAGACGCGGCACTAATCGGTGACGCATCTGTTGACGGTACTGCAGGCAACACTGTTACTGCACGTATTGCAACTGCTAAGTCAGAAGCGACTGCATACACCGATGCACAGGTAGCGGCAGAAGCTGGTATCCGTCAGTCGGCAGACGACGCACTATCTCTACGTACTACTTCACTAGAAGGTCGTATGGATACTGCAGAGGCAGACATCACTGCACTAGAAGGTGATCTGGCTACTGAAGTCGCTGCACGTACATCCGGTGACACAACTCTACAGGGTAACATCGACGCAGAAGCGACTACTCGTGCAGCTGCTGATACTACTCTACAACAAAACATCGACGCAGAAGAAACTGCACGTATCGCTGGTGATGCAAGTCTACAGACTCAAATCACTGCGGAAGTTACTCGTGCAACTGGTGTCGAAGCGGGTCTACGTACTGACGTTGACGCAAACACTGTGGGTGTTGCAACTAACGCAACTAACCTATCAAACGAGATCACTCGTGCACAGTCTGCGGAAGCGGGTCTACAGACTCAAATCACTAACGAAGTCAACCGTGCAACATCTGCAGAGGCAGCCCTTGCGGCAGCTGATTCAGACGAGCAGGCTGCACGTATCGCAGGTGACGCGGCACTACGTTCAGACGTAGATGTTAACACTGCAGACATCGCAGGTCTTGATTCAGACCTATCTGCAGAAATTGCACGTGCACAGGCAGCAGAACTAGTACTAACTCAAGACCTAGCGGCAGAGGTAACTCGTGCAACTGGTATTGAGGCAGGTCTACGTACTGACGTTGACTCAGTAACTACTCGTGTTGACAACATCATCGGCACTTCACCAGAGACTTTAGATACTCTACAAGAAATCGTTGCTGCATTCGAAGACGCAGACTCAGACCTACAAGCAGTTATCTCTGCAAACTCAGGTCGTTTGACTGTCAACGAAGGCGACATCGACGCTCTTGAAGTACGCGCAACTGACCTTGAGTCACGTGCAACTCTAGTCGAAGGTCGTGCAACTGCACTAGAAACTGAGCAGTTGGCACAAGGTAGCCGTCTAACTGTTAACGAAGGCGACATCGACGACCTAGAAGCGAAGGTTGGTACTGCAACACTAGACACCACTGCAACTGATCTATCAGCTGCAATCAACGAACTACACGGTGAACTAGACGTAGAAGCAGGTCATGTAGACGTATTGCAATCAGAAATGGATGCAGTTGAACTACGTGCAACTACACTAGAAGGTCGTGTTGATGGTATCGATTCTGATCAGGTTGTTCAGAATACTCGCCTAACTAACGCTGAATCTGCTATCACTTCAATCGAAAGTAAGGTAGGTACTGGTACATTCGACACTACTGCACAAGACACTGTCGGTGCGGTTAACGAAGTACACGGTGAACTAGACGCGGCAGTAGCTCGCATCGACGGTCACGATTCAGACGTATCATCACTACAAGCACAGATCACTGCAGAAGTTAACCGTGCAACTACAGAAGAAGGTCTAATCCGTTCTGAGTTCGCAACAGAAGACACTGCAATCCGTTCTGAGTTCGCTGCGGCAGACGCAGTTGTTGCGGCTAACGCTGCGGCAGACGCGACTTCTAAGGCAAACGACGCAGAAGCGAATGCGAAAGTATACGCAGACGGAATCGTTGCAACTGAAGCAACTGATCGTGCAAACGCAGACGCAGTACTACAGTCTGCAATCGACGCAGAAGTAACTCGCGCAACATCTGCAGAAGCAGCATTGTCATCTCGTGCAACTGCACTAGAGACAGAAATGACTGCAACTCAGTCTGGCGCTGGTCTAACTACTGCTGGTAACTACATTACTCCAACTGGTACTAACTACATCGATCCAACTGTTTCGTTGGCAGACGCAGATCTAAAACTAGACACTGCAATCGGTGCAGAAGTAGCTCGCGCAACTGGTGTTGAGGCTGGTCTACAGACTCAGATCACTAACGAAGTTGCAGCTCGCATTGCGGGTGATTCAGACCTACAAGGTCAGTTGGATGCGGAAATCGCACGTGCGACTGGTGTTGAGACAACTCAGGCTGGTCTAATCCAAGCGAACGCTGATGCGATCGCGGCAGAAAGTACTGCACGTCAATCCGCTGATGCAAACCTACAGTCTCAGATTGACTTCATCAAGTCAAACACTGATTCGGCTGCACTAGACTCACTAACAGAGATTGTCAACGCATTCCAATCTGCTGACTCTACTCTAACTGGTCTAGTATCACAGAACCAAACTGACATCGCTGCAAACGCAACTGCAATCTCCACTGAAACTACTGCACGTATCGCTGAAGATGCGGCAATCCGTGGTGAGTTCGCAACTGCAGACGCAACCCTACAGACTCAGATCGATGGTAAGGTAGCGAAAGCTGGTGACACTATGTCTGGTGTCTTGAACATGGGTTCAAACAAGATCTCTGGTCTTGCTGCAGGTTCAGTTGATTCAGACGCAGTCAACAAGGGTCAGATGGACGCAGGTCTTGCTGCACAGCACATCTCAGTATTCACCACTGGTGATCTTACTGAAGGATCTAACCTATACTACACAGATGCACGTTCACGCGCTGCATTCTCTGTAACTGACGTAGATGGTGAAGGTAACGTATCTTACAACAGCACTTCAGGTGTTCTATCAGTATCAACTGGTAAGGCATTCACTGAGTTGGAAGACGTTGCAACTGCTTCACTAGGTACTGATAAGGCTGGATTCGTTGCACGTGTTAAGACTGACGGCTCTGCGATCGAACTAGTCGATCCAGCAGAACTACAGTTCAACGACGCTAAGCGTCAAACAATCAACGGTGACGGTTCACAGACCGTATTCGCACTAGACTTCTACACTCAAGAAGCGAATGCAATGGTCTTCGTTGGTGGTGTTATTCAGGATCCATCTGTACACTACTCAATCGACGCTGTAAACCAGCAGATCACATTTAACAGTGCGATCCCTGTTGGTACTCAGGCGGTAATCATCGCTCAGTCTACTAACTCAGTCGGTGTCCTAGACCCAGGCTCAGTTGGCGTTGAAACTCTGGCGGATAACGTTAAGGCGTTTATCCAAAGTAATGATGTAGTTGTGGGAACTTCTGCAACTGTGGTATCTTCGTTCAACAAGGGATCATACCGTTCTGCTAAGTACGTTGTGACTGTCGAATTGAACGGTGAGTTCGAGACTCGTGAATGTCTAGTAACTCACGATGGTACTAATGCATACATCGTCGAGTACGGTATTGTCTTCACTGGCGCAAGCCTACTAGGAGACACTGACGTACAGGTGAACGGTAGTTCAATCGAACTAACTTACACCGCAGTAGGCGTTGGTGCTGTTGTTAAAGTCGCTGCAGTATACGTTGACGCATAATGAACACTGATGAGGTGGGGGACGTGCCCCACCTTATATCATACAGACATTAGTGTTTTAACTCAACAAAGGTAAAGAAAAATGAGTACAAATAAAAAGTTCAGAATACAGAACGGTCTCGATGTCACTGGTGAAGTGGTCGTCGGTGGCGTTACTGTAATTAACGCTGACGGTACCGTTGTTTCCGATGTAAGTGACCAACTTGTTCCTCTTCAGGCAGATGTTGCGGCCTTAGAAACTTCAATCGCAAACATTCTTGGTACATCGCCAGAAACTCTTGATACCCTTCAAGAGCTGGTTGCCGCATATGAAAGTGCGGATGCAGATCTGACTGTCTTGGTTACGCAAACTAGCCAAGCTGTTACAGATCTGGAAAACTCAGTAGGTGCGGGTGCGGCATTGACTGTTACATCTCAACCTACTACTATTAACTATGAAGAGTCATTGGGTTCAGTATTCAAGATATTTGCATCTGATAATCATGATCAGGGTATATTATACTCTTCGAATAACTATAACTCAGTTACAGTTTTCAACAGATATAATACATCTAACTCTGCACTACAAGAAGAAGGGTTCGATAAGTCTTTTGTAACTTCAGACGCATTCTTCTTGCATCATGACGACAGAGTTATCGAATATCCATTAGATGAAAATGCGATCGAGAACGATCAACGTGCAGTAGAATACGTTGGTTGGCCAGCTAACGAATATAGCAGAATGATATACGCGGATGATGACGTGGTTGCGTTAATCACCGATGATAATATGTCTTCTGCACGATTCCGTGTATGGACTCGTGGTGACGGTTATTCTGGTACAACTATTGCCATTCCAACACCTGCAGAGGATTGGAACCATTCTTGGGGTAGAACAATCACTCGAGCTGGGGACTACTTTGTAATTGGTGGTTCTCGTGGTGGTTCGATTCATAACCTAGACGGATCTTTCGTCAAGTACTTCTATGCAAGCACATATTTCTCAAACACTCAAGATGTTAACTTCGGTGGAGACAATAAGAAATCTGCAGTAGCATCTTACGGAAATACACTTGTTATTGGTTGTCCAAATGCCGCTCGCAGAAGTGGTATCGGTGCTACAGGTGCGATATTAATCTTCGACATGAATGATTTTAACATCATGCCGACGGTTGTATATTGTCCAACACCAGATTACCCGAATGATAAATTTGGTTATTCGGTTGATGTGACTGCTGATCGTATTTACGTTTCGGCCCCAGGCATCAACCAGACTAATGGCGACCATCCTAAAGGTCGTGCGTTCGTCTTGGAGTTAGATGGTACTTTGGTACAAGAGATAACCGATCCAAACCCTAACAGCATCTACCGTAACTTTGCGTATTTCCTTGGTGTTTCTGGAACTACTTTGGCTATCGCTGCAGAGGGTTATGATAACTCTATCGGAAGTAAAGGTGGTATCTACCTATATGACACTGAAGATTTAGCCTCAGGTCATGTTGAAGAACTAGTTTACCCAGGCACTGATTTAGATTATCCAAAGCGATTCCACGTAACTACTGCAGAGCTGTTGACACAAGCTGCATCCGACGTTATCGTTCCATCGTCAGGTGTTGTTCCTGCTATCAACTATCTTGAAGACAAGACAAATGATATGCAGACTGAGATCAATGCTCTGACAGGTCAGGACACGTCTCTAAGTACGTCTATCGATGCAAACACTGCAGCGATTACTGCTGAGACTGCACGTGCACAGGCCGCGGAGTCTGCGAACTGGAATGCAATCCAGAACGAAATCACACGTGCGACTGCGGTAGAAGATGCAAATACTTCTGCAATCTCAGATGAAAGTGTTGCACGTGCGGCTGGTGACTCTGCGTTACAATCACAGATTGATGCGATTGTTGGTACGTCTCCAGAGACTTTGGATACACTACAAGAAATTGTAGCGGCATTCGAAGGTGCAGATAGTGACCTACAGGCAGTGATGACCGCAAACGCTTCTACGATCTCTGAGTTAGAGAGCGCTATTGGCTCTAATGTTTCTACCGATCCAAACCTACCTGCATCATTTAGTGTTGATGGATATGGTTCTGGTTATCACTCAGACTTCTTCAAGACTATAAGTGGAGAGTCGTATACTATAAGTGGTAACAATAGTGGTAGTCCGTTCTATGTTCGTGTAATTGATGTAGATGGTAATCAGTTAGAAAACATTTATATGAACCCGAATGGGGTTAGTTGGTCAGGATCATTTACTGGTAACGGTTCTGTTGTAAAACTACAGTTCTACATTGACCATGAAAACCCACAAAGCTTCAACTCTGTATCGTTCTCAGGAACTACGGGTTCTGCTGGTTTAGAGACAACAGCTACAACAGTATTTGGTGCGGTTAACGAACTACACACCGAACTACAGACACTTGCCGGTTTAGACACTAGCATTGTGAGTGACGTGTCTGCAAACACTCAGGCGATCGCTGACGAAGTTGCCCGTGCAACTGCGGCAGAGGCTTCACTGTCTACTTCGATTTCAAATGAGTCAACTGCACGTAACACTGCAGTAAGTGGTCTACAATCACAGGTCACTTCTAACGCATCTGCAATCACTGCAGAAGAGTCTCGTGCACTAGCTGCAGAGGCAGGTCTTGCAACTCAAATCGCTGCAGAATCTACTGCACGTGATAGTGCAATCTCTGCTGAGGCTTCACTACGTGAGGCGGGTGACGCTGCACTACAGGCTGCAATCGACGCAAGTGTATCGACTACTGATCTAAGTGTTAGTGGTACTGCAACATTCGAGGGCGGAATCAACGTTGGTTCTAACGGTGGTTCAATCGGATACGACGACACTTCTGAAGATATTCAGATGATGTCAGATGTGGATATGCAAGGTAACTTGATCCACAATCTAGGTACTCCGGTAGACGCTACAGACGCTGCATCTAAGTCATATGTTGACGGTCGTATCAGTGATGTTATCGGTGGTTCGGTTGAGTCACTAGACACAATCCAAGAAGTTGTTGCTGCATTCGAAAGTGCTGATAGTGATATCCAGGGCTTGATCGCGGCAAATACTGCAAACCACGCAACTAATGCAGCTGCAATCTCTGCAGAAAGTACTGCTCGTCAGACAGCAGATACTACTCTACAGGGTAACATTGACGCAGAGGCAAGTGCACGTTCCGCGGCTGACTCCAATCTACAAGCGAGTATAGACGCAGAAGTTGCACGTGCAACTGCAGCAGAGGCACAAAACGCAACTGACATTGATTCACTAGAGTCAACTGTTGGTTCGGTAGATGTTCAACTACTACCTTCTTCTGTTACTGCAAATACTTATGACACATTGTATACAACAACAGTTAATACTGTTATTGGTCAACAATATACAATCTCATTCGATTATTCTAACCCAGACAAAGGGTTTGGTTTCTATGTTTGGAGTGAAGCAGGAAACATCAATAATGCAGATATAGTAGATGAAAACTTCTCTAGTGCGGCAAACTCTTCGGGTTCAGGTAGCAGAACATATACATTTACTGCAACATCTGAAACTACTGGGATTGCGGTTAGACCAGAAAACAACAACAGCATTCCTGTACAGATCACCAACTTGAGTATGCCTTCTCCGGCTCCGACTCTAAACACGACTGCACAGGTAGTTATTCCTGCGATTAACGAAGTTCTTGCAGCAGTAAACTCTTCGTCTACTGCATCTGCAAGTGATCTTGCTGCGGAAACTGCGGCACGTATCGCGGGTGACTCTGACGTAACTGCAAGTCTTGCAGGTGAAACTGCAGCTCGTATTGCGGGTGACGGTTCACTACAGTCTCAGATCGACGCAGTCGAATCTGCAGTACAGGCAATCACTAGCGGTTCAGTTGCATCACTAGACACTCTAGTAGAAGTTGTATCTGCATTCGAGAATGCGGACTCAGATCTACAAGCGTTGATGACTGCAAACTCATCTTCGATCTCAGGTGTTGACACTCGTGTCGGTACCCTAGAGACTGAAATGGATGCAGTTGAAGGTGTTGCGTCAGCAAATGCAAGTTTGTTGTCAACTCACTCATCATCAATCGCAGGTTTGGATAGTGATGTTTCTTCACTACAGTCATTCACTGGTCAAGGTACTGCACTAGGTACTGCGGCAGTATCATTGGCTGCAGCGATCAACGAAATTCACAATGAGTTGAATTCAGTTGTCGCTGATCTAGGTGTTGAAACTGCACGTGCGGCCGCGAAAGAGAACAGTCTTGATTCGGATATCGACGATGAGACTGCAGCTCGTATCGCAGGTGACGCAGGTCTACAGTCACAAATCGATTCACTATCAACGTCTCTAACTGACGAAGGTACTGGACGTGACTCAGACGTTGCAAGCCTACAGTCGCAGATCAACTCTATCGTGTCCAATACTGATTCTGCAGCGCTAGACTCTCTAACTGAGATCGTCGCAGCGTTCCAGAGTGCAGATGGTTCACTAAGTCAGTTGATCACTAACAACCAGACTGACATCACTTCACACAATACTCGTATTGGTGTGATTGAAGCTTGGACTACTGATAACCTTCCAGAAGGTTCAGTCAACAAGTACTTCAACGACAGTGACGTTAAGGCATGTTTGTCAGGCGGTCTATGTATCGACTACGACGCGTCAACTGGTGTTATCGCGATTGACGAGGCAGAAGCTGCAACTTCATTGAAGACTGCAGAATCATTCGCTTCGGATGATGCATCTAAACTAGAAGGTCAGGCAGGTTCTTACTACCGTATCGATGTCTACGACATCAACGGTTCAGTTGTGAACTAATCCACTTCAGATGAATAGAAAGGGGACTTCGGTCCCCTTTTTTATTGCTAGTATAAATAAACGTATAAATAGTATTATTCAACTATGGAACCATCAAATGTACGCAACTAGTAAAGACGAACTGATAGACTATTGCCTACGTGCCTTAGGGCATCCAGTAGTAGACATCAACATTGATGAAGAACAACTAGACGATCGTATTGACGAGGCCGTCCAGTGGTTTCGTGAGTTTCACCCAGATGGTTCAAAAAGATTTTATCTGCAACACCAACTGACGCAACAAGACATCGATAATCAGTACATTGACTTTCCGGATGATATGGATCTACTGAGCGTTGTCCGTATGATGCCTGTGTCTTACACAGGTGCGCAGACAGGGTGGTTCAGTGACGCATGGCAGTTCATGAAGTTTACTGTCAGTGATTTCGTCAACGGCCGTGGTATTCTTGGTGACCTTGCATACTACGAGCAGATGCAACAACACTTGTCATTGATCGACATGAAGTTAAGTGGTCATCCAATAATCACATTCGATCGACAGTACAACCGTATTAATTTGCATATCAGTACATCCAAACTTGACGTAGACGACTACGTGGTGTTTGAGGTATATGGTGTGCGTAATCCAGATGACTCAGTAAATGAGTACAACAACCTTTGGAACCATCGTTTTTTAAAAGCATATGCGACTGCATTGATTAAGAAGCAGTGGGGTCAGAACCTCATCAAGTTTGACGGTATGACACTCCCAGGCGGAGTTACCGTGAACGCTCGTCAGATCTATGAAGATGCACTTCAGGATATTGACAAGATCATGGAGAAATTCCGTGAAGAAGATGAGGAAGGCCCAATGTTCTTTATGGGGTAACCGATGGCGACCAATCCATACATTAGTCAAGGACATAGACCTGAACAGAGTCTATACGAAGACTTGGTCATTGAGTCCATTAAATTTTATGGACAAGATGTCTATTATCTACCAAGAGAAGTGGTAGAGCGAGAAGACATCTTCCTAGACAGTATTCAGTCTCAGTTCTCTGACGCATACAAGGTTGAGGTGTTCATTGAAAACACCGACGGTTTCGAAGGTGAGGGTGACCTATTCACTAAGTTTGGTATTGAGTTACGTGACCAAGCGACGTTTGTTATCGCACGTCGTCGATGGAGAGAACTGGTAGGTGATCGACTAACTCAACACGAGTTCAGGCCACGTGAAGGTGACGTTATCTACTTGCCTCTGTCAGAATCATTATTCCAAGTGATGAAGGTAGAGACGGAATCTCCGTTCTATCAGTTGAACCAGCTACCGTTATTCCGTCTACAGTGTGAGTTGTTCGAGTACTCAGACGAAGACTTCGACACAGGTATCGAAGAGATTGATGTCGTTGAGCGTGAGGCTGCATTCCAGTATCATATTCAGATGGGTGCACCAGACTCAGACGAAGGTGGATTCTACTACATCGGTGAGAAGGTGGTTCAGACCTTCGACGACTTCACTCTTGAAGGTGAGGTCACTGCATGGAATAGTGAAACCCGTATTTTGTCCATTGCACACACAGGTGCGGACGACGGTGCGTATCACATCTGGACAACTGACCGAATCATCGAGTCAGACTCAGGTGCGCGTTACACACCAACACAGGTGTCTGAAGACATCAATGAGATTCAACCATTGAGCCAGAACAAGATATTCGATGATTTCGAAAACGACTTCGTGGACTTCAGTGAGAGGAATCCATTCGGAGATATATTCTAATGTTCGGCACTTATTTTTATAACAAACGTGTACGTACCAGTGTATCGGTCTTCGGTTCACTGTTCAATAACATACATGTTTTAAGAACAGATGCGAACGGTAAAGTATTGTCGCAGGTAAAAGTACCTCTATCATATGCGCCGAAGCGTAGTTTCCTTGAAAGATTAGAGGAGATGTCGCAAGGAGAAGATGCAGAACGTAGAGTTGCAATCAAGCTCCCACGTATGTCGTTCGAGATTACTTCGATGACTTACGATGCGCAGAGACAGTTACCGAAGATCAATAGTTTTACTGCATCCACAGAAGATGAATCAGGTAACACCAGACGCAAAGTATACACTGGTGTTCCATACAGTATTAGTTTCCAGTTGAGCGTCTATGCGAAGTCACAGGATGATGCACTACAGGTCGTAGAGCAGATACTACCTTACTTCTCTCCACAATACACTCTATCTGTCAAACCATTTTCTGATCTACCAGATGTTACGGAAGATGTCCCTATTGCACTGCAAGGGGTTGATTTCCAAGATGACTATGAGGGTCCGCTAGAACAACGTAGGACTATAATATATAATTTAAACTTTGAAATGAAAATGAACTTCTATGGGCCTGTCCAAGACGGTAAGATTATTCGTGAAGTTAACATGAATATGCACCTAATGGACCCAGATGAATTCATCCACAACATCGAGATCACACCAGTTCCGGCTGACGTAAGTCCGGACGATGACTATGGTTTCGGGATAGAGTATAATGACGAGAGACACACGTAAACCACCAGCGTTATTTGACGAAGAGCAGAAAAAGAACTTCGTCCACGAACAAGACTACGAATACTCTAGGGACACTTACTATGACCTCATAGAGAAAGGTCGTGAGTCACTAGAACTTATGATTGAAGTCGCACGTGAGAGTGAGCACCCTCGTGCGTTCGAGGTATTGTCGAACATGATCAAGGGCATCGCAGATGTCAATGATAAGTTGATGGACTTGAATAAGAAACAGAAGGAACTGCAGAAAGACGATTCCGCTGTTGAAAAAACTACGACGAACAACAATCTGTTCGTTGGGTCTACTACAGAGCTACAACGCATGTTGCAGGGTCAAGATGAGAAAGTCATCGATCACGATGACAGTGATGAATGAGTACGTACACAAAGAACTCCTACTTAGGTAATCCAAATGTAAAGCGTGATGGTGTCTCAGAAGAATGGGACGCTAAGAAACTGCGCGAGTATAAAAAGTGCATGAACGATCCCGCGTACTTCTGTCGCAAGTACGTGAAAGTCGTGCACCTTGACAAAGGTTTGGTCCCGTTCAAACTATATCCTTATCAGGAGGAGATGTTCGAGCACTTCAACAATAACCGATTCAATATCGTGTTGGCTTGTCGTCAGTCGGGTAAGTCGATTAGTTCGGTCGGGTATCTGTTGTGGTACGCACTGTTTCATCCAGAGAAGACTATCGCGATCCTCGCAAACAAGGGTATGACTGCACGTGAGATGTTGGCGCGTGTTACACTTATGTTGGAGAACCTACCGTTCTTTTTGCAACCTGGCTGTAAGGCACTGAACAAGGGGTCACTGGAATTCTCCAACAACTCTCGTATCATCGCAGCCGCGACATCCGGATCATCGATTCGTGGTATGTCGGTCAACCTACTATTCCTAGATGAGTTTGCGTTCGTCGAGAACGCGGCAGAGTTCTATACATCAACCTATCCGGTAATCTCATCGGGTAAGGACACTAAGGTCATCATCACATCAACCGCAAACGGTATAGGCAATACCTACCACAAGATCTGGGAAGGTGCGGTACAGGGTGTGAATGAATACAAACCGTTTCGTGTGGATTGGTGGGATGTCCCCGGCCGAGATGAAAAATGGAAAGAACAGACCATCGCAAACACGTCCAGTCTGCAGTTCGATCAAGAATTCGGTAACACGTTCTTCGGTACAGGTAATACGTTGATCGAGGGTCAGGTACTTCTGGACCTACGTGCGCGTGAACCACTACAAAGACTTGAGGGTGGAGATCTTCTGGTATACGAAGAACCCGTCGCAGGACATCAATATATCATGACCGTTGACGTTTGTCAAGGGCGTGGTCAAGATTATTCTACGTTTAATATTATCGACGTATCACAGAGACCGTTCAAACAGGTATGCGTATATCGTAATAACATGATATCACCTATCCTATACCCTAACATCATCTACAAGTACGCAACACTGTATAACGAAGCGTACACGGTCATCGAGAACAATGACCAAGGAATGGTCGTATGCGTGGGTCTATACCAAGACCTAGAGTACGAGAACATTCACCTTGAGTCTGCGGTTAAATCCGATGCGATCGGTATTCGCATGGACCGCAAGGTCAAACGCATTGGGTGTTCACAGATCAAAGACATCATCGAGAACAACAAACTGCATATCGTTGATGAGAACACCATCATGGAGATCTCCACGTTTGTGTCCAAGGGACAGTCGTTCGAGGCCAGCGACGGTAACCACGATGACTTGATGATGAACCTTGTGATGTTCGGTTACTTCGTTGGTACACAGGCTTGGGGTGACATCACAGAAGTCGATATTAAACGTATGTTGTTCGATCACCGCATGAAAGAAATCGAAGATGATGTACCGCCGTTTGGTATTATCGATGACGGTAGTGATTATATTCCGCAACAGGATCTACACGATCCGTATAATATGGGGTGGCATTCGGTTGAAGGAATCGACTTCACACCAACCGAAGATTGGTGAAAATCGGTAAGTTATAAATAGATACATTGACAATTTCTCCGTATTATGTTTAACTTATTATTCGCTACCGATTAAAGGAAAAGGTTATGGCATTATCAAATCCATCTGCTTCGCCTGCCGTAACTGTACGTGAGGTTGATCTGTCTGGCGTTGCGCCAAACGTTCAAACCACTACAGGTGCATTTGTAGGCAACTTTAGATGGGGTCCAGCAGACCAACGCGTCTTACTCTCTGGTGAGGGTGATCTTGCGTCAGTGTTCGGTACTCCGTCAAAATCAAATGCAGTAGACTTTTTGTCTGCCGCATACTTTCTAAAATATTCTAACTCACTTTTCGTTGTACGTGCAGTATCAGCTGATGCATTCAATGCGTCAACTAGTATTGATCCAAACGGTGTTCTAATCTCACCTGAAGTTCCTGCTGTCTACATGACAGACAGTGACGGTAATCAGGTACTAGACTCAGATCAACAGCCTGTCGTTGTTACTCCTGCGGTTCCTGCAGTTTATGGACCAGAGACAGCTCGTCAAGTTAAGAACGAAGCCGAGTGGGATTCTATGGTGTGGGACGCATCACTAGGTTCATTCGTCGCTAAGTTCCCAGGCGAACTAGGTAACGCACTATCTGTACACATCTGTCCAGCGGGTGCAGACTTTGCAGGTTGGGCATACAGTGATTTCTTCACTGGTCCTGCTGCAACTTCTGATTGGGCTGCAGAACGTGGTGCATCTAACGATGAAGTACACGTAGTTGTTACTGATCGCACAGGTGCAATCTCTGGTACTGTTGGTTCAGTATTAGAAACGTTCGCATTCGTATCAGTCGCTGACGGTGCAAAGACTCCAGAAGGTTCACCAAACTACATCAAGGACGTAGTCGATGCACAATCTGCATACGTCTGGTTCGGTGGTTTCGGTTCTGAACTATCATGGGGATCTAACTCAGGTACAGCACCATCTGTCGATACTCCAGTAAACTACGCGGGCGGTTCATCTGCATCTGTCGCATTTACTAGCGGTACCGACGGAAGCGTTGCAACTCCAGATTACTCACTATTCTCTGACGTAGAGGAAGTGGTCGTAGATTTCTTGATCACTCCGAAGGACGGTGACGTATCTGCATTGAATGCAATCGCATCACAACGCAAGGACTGTGTAGTCGTCGCATCACCAACAGAAGCTGCAGTCGGTGACGCAGCCGCAACCGTTGCATGGGCAGACGGTCTAGGTATCAGTTCATCGTACGTAGTCGTAGACAACAACTGGTTGAAAGTTTTCGACAAGTACAACGATCAGTACGTAAACATTCCAGCTGCATCATCCACTGCGGGTGTTATGGCTGCAACAGACGCAAGCGCAGCGCCATGGTTCTCACCAGCGGGTAACCGTCGTGGTAACTACCTAGGCGTAACTGACATTGTTGCACATCCAGACAAGGGTGACCGTGACACATTGTACAAGGCGGGCGTTAACCCTATCGCAAACATTCCTGGCCAAGGTGTTCTACTGTTCGGTGACAAGACGTTCTTGAAGCGTCCATCGGCATTTGATCGCATCAACGTACGTCGTATGTTCTTGGCAATCGAGCGTTCAATCGCTTCTGCAGGAAAGAACGTAATGTTTGAGTTCAACGATGAGTTCACTCGTGCAGAGTTTGTAAACATCGTAGAACCACTACTACGTGAGATTCAGGGTCGTCGAGGTATCACTGACTTTAAAGTAGTCTGTGATGAAACTAACAATACTCCTGCTGTCGTTGACCGCAACGAGTTCGTCGCATCTATCTTCATCAAGCCAGCACGTTCTATTAACTTCGTGACATTGAACTTTGTCGCAGTTCGTAGTGGTGTAGACTTCGACGAAGTAGTCGGCGTAGTATAAGGAGATAGTCATGTCACTTAGAGTCGATGATTTTAAAGCAAAACTAAAGGGCGGCGGTGCACGTTCCAACCTATTCAAGGCTACTGTAAACTTCCCTGCATACGCAGGTGGTGACGCAGAGTTAACTTCATTCATGTGTAAGGCTGCACAGTTGCCTGCATCTGTAATGAATGTTATCAGTGTACCGTTCCGTGGTCGTGAGTTAAAGATCGCGGGTGATCGTACGTTCGAAACTTGGACTGTTACTATTATTAACGACACAGGCTTCGAGGTGCGTAACGCTATGGAACGTTGGATGAACGGTATCAATGCACACAGTGCAAACGTTGGTCTGACTAACCCTGTTACATATCAAGCGGATTTGATTGTTGAACAACTTGACAAAGACGGATCTACCCTAAAGACATACAACTTCCGTGGATGTTTCCCAACTAACGTTGCATCCATTGACTTATCGTATGAGCAAGAAGGTATCCAAGATTTTCAGGTTGAGTTCCAAGTTCAATACTGGGAAGCGAATACAACAAGTTAAATATGATATACATATAGAATCGGTGGGGGTAAAACCCCACCCATTCATAATGTGAGGCATCATGGCAGAGAACAACAACATTTTTCAGGCGTTCGGGTTCGAGTTAAAACGAGTCGCAAAACAACGAGAGGAAGATAAGAAGGCACCATCCATCGTACCAAAGATCGATGAGGATGGGGCTGGTTACGTCACTGCATCTGGTTCCTATTTCGGTCAGTACATCGATCTTGATGGTACTGGCGCAAAAGACAATCAAGAACTCATTCGTAAGTATCGCGTGATCGCAGAACACCCTGAGTGTGATGCAGCCATTGAAGATATCGTGAACGAGGCGATTGTCGCAGGTGAGTTGGAATCTACCATCACCGTCAATCTGGACAAAGTAGAAGCTCCAGACCGAATCAAAAAGACGATCACTGAAGAGTTCAATGACATCGTAAGTATGTTGAACTTCGAGGAGTACGGTCACGACATGTTTCGTTCGTGGTACGTAGACGGTCGCATCTATCATCACCTTGTGGTCAACGAGTCAAACTTGAAGGCGGGTATTCAAGAGATCCGTCCTATCGATTCGACTAAGATTCGCAAGGTAAAAGAAATCCAACATAAGAAAGACCCTAAGACGGGTGCGAAACTTGTGGATAAAGTCAATGACTTTTACATCTACCAAGAACGCGCAGGCGCTAATAATGGTATCAAGTTGACCAGCGACTCCGTATCTTATGTTACTTCAGGATTGTTAGACACGTCGAAGAAGCGTGTACTATCATATATGCACAAGGCAATCAAGCCGGTCAATCAGTTGCGTATGATGGAAGACTCTCTAGTCATCTATCGTATGGCACGTGCACCAGAACGTCGTATCTTCTACATCGACGTGGGTAACCTACCGAAGGGTAAGGCAGAACAACACATCAAGGACATCATGTCGCGTTATCGCAACAAGGTAGTCTATGATGCGAACTCTGGTGAGATCAAAGATGACCGCAAACACATGTCGATGCTCGAAGACTTCTGGTTACCACGTCGTGAAGGTGGACGTGGTACTGAGATAAGTACACTGCCTGGGGGCGAGAACTTAGGTCAGATCGACGATATCCTTTATTTCCAAAAGAAGCTGTACCGTTCATTGAACGTACCATTGAATCGTCTGGAGCAAGAGGCTCAGTTCTCTCTAGGTAGATCTACAGAGATCAACCGTGACGAAGTTAAGTTCCAGAAATTTATTGACCGTCTCCGCAGAAAATTCT